CCGCCGCGGCTCCCTCGGCGCGTTCGCGAACATCGTCCTGCGCAACCAGTGCTCGCGGATCGCGATCCGGCACCATCGCCAGCGCCGGGCGCAGGGCGGCACGGTCCTGTCTCTCGACGCGCCGGTCGCCGGCAGCGCCGAGCCGCTGGGCTGCCTGCTGGCGGAGACGGACGGGCTGGCCGCCTGGCACGGCCAGGATCGTTGCGCCGCGGCGGACGCCGAGACCCGCCACGATCTCGCCCGGGCGCTCGCCGACCTGCCGGAGGATGTGCGCGGGCTCTGTGCCGCGCTCGGCACCTGCGCCGTCGCCGAACTGATGGGTCGCGACGGCATCTCCCGCTCCGCCCTCTACCGCCGCCTCGCACGCCTCCGGCTCGAACTCGCCATGCGAGGGCTCGGGGCGGAGTGGGACGGTTCCAAGGCTGCGTGAGTAGAGGACCGACATGGAGATGTTCGTCATGCACCCCACCGCCTTCGTCCCGGCCAAGCCCCGATCGCTCACCGACATCGAGTTCTGCGCCTGGATCGGTCAGGCCATGCCGGGCGACCGCCTCGAGTATCATCGCGGGTTCCTCGGCATCGATGCCACGGCGGTGATCTCGACCCTTCCGGAACCGGATCGCCGCAGGCTGGGGGCGCTGGCCAGTGCCGCTCGTCGCGCCTTCGAGGCCGCGCTGGTGCATCTGGTGCAGGTCCGGGTCGGCCCCGACCGCTTCGCTTATCTGGCCATCGCGCGGACCAAGCCGCGCCATGCGCCGATCCCGCTTTCCCAACTCATCGCGACAGAGGAGGCAGCCTGATGCGCGCCGTGCTTGCCTGGATCGGGGATTGGCTCCCGCCGTCCCTCTACTTCGCCATCGCCGGAAAGCCGGCCGAGACCGCGACGACGGAGCCGCAGCCCGCCCGGCTGCCGAACCTGATGACCCGGTTGCGCCGGGCCTTCCACAGTCTGGACGACCTGCCGGATGCGATCCCCGCGCCCTGGCGCGAGGGGAACGAGGCCGAGCCGCTGCTGATCGAGATTGCGACCATCGACGACATCGCCTTCGCCGTCGTGGCGGCGAATGCTGACGTGTCGGCCGCGATCCGCCGCTCCTCGGCGCTCGAACGGTTCCACCGCCTCGCCCGCGAGGCCGGGGCTCTTGGCACGGACCGCGCCGTGGATGCGGCCCTAAAGCGGGAGGGGCGCTGATGGCCATGCCGTTCCCCAGCACCGATGCGCCGCCCAATGGGCGCGACGGCAACATGCCGACGTTCGACGGCCTCGACCGGCTGTCCATCGGCGAAATCGCCGACTTGCCGCCTGCGTTGCTTCTCGCGCTGCAGGACGAGGCAGCGGCCGAGACCGCTCGCGTGAAGCGGCTGCGGGACCGGCTCGAAGCCGGCATCGCGAAACGCTACGAGGCCGCCGCCGCCGCGGAACGCGCTGCGCAGGGCAAGACCAACGGCACCGTCCGGATCGAGGACGAGGGCGTGGTGGTGATCGCCGAACTTCCGAAGAAGGTCACGTGGGATCAGGACCGGCTCGCCGCCATGGCCGAGCGCATCCGTGCCGCCGGCGACGACCCGAACGAGTATCTCGAGATCACCTATCGTGTGCCCGAGCGGCGCTACGGCGCATGGCCCGAGGCGATGCGCGAAGGCTTCGCCGCCGCCCGGTCCGAGACCACCGGCAAACCCGTGTTCCGGCTCGAGGCGCGGGACCGGTGACGCGCGGCGGCGGGACGCCCGGTCGGCAACGCCGGGCAGGTTCCCCTTCGGCACCCGGTCACCCCCGCCGCCGCGCCCTTTCAATCCTTCGGAGAACCCCATGGCCTTCCGCATCATCACCGCCGACGAACGCCTCTCGGCCGCCGAGAACAAGACCTCGCTCGCCATCTTCGGCCCGCCCGGTGTCGGCAAGACCACGCTTCTGAAGACGCTGCCGGCCGAGGACACCGTCTGCCTCGATCTCGAGGCCGGGATGAAATCGGTCCAGGACTGGCGCGGGGACTCGATCCCGGTGCGCAGCTTTACCGATTTCCGCGACCTCGTCGTGCTGATCGGCGGACCCGACCCGGCCCAGCATCCGCAGTCCTGGTACGGCGCCGAGTATCACGCCTGGCTGCAGCAGCAGTACCTCGGCACCGGCATCCAGGACTACTTCGCGCGAAAGCGGTTCGTGTTCGTCGACTCGATCACGGACCTGACGCGGCAGGCCATGACCTGGGCCCGCCAGCAGCCGGAGGCCTTCTCCGAGCGGACCGGCAAGCCCGATGTCCGTGGCGCCTACGGGCTTCTGGGGCGCGAGGTGATCCAGGCCCTGAAGCACCTTCAGCATGCGCGCGGCAAGACCGTGATCTTCGTCGGCGTCCTCGAGAAGGTGACCGACGAGTTCGGCGCGACGACCTGGCAGCCGCAGATGGAGGGCACGAAGGCCGGGCGCGAATTGCCGGGCATCGTCGATCAGGTCGTCTCGATGCAGCTCTTTTCCCGCGACGCCAGGGGCGACTGGACCCTGGATGAGACCTCCGCCGAACGCCGCCTCGTCTGCCGCGCCGGCAATCCCTGGGGCCTGCCCGCCAAGGACCGCTCCGGCCGCCTCGACCTGACCGAGCCGCCCGATCTCGCCGCGCTGCTCGCCAAGATCGACGGCCGCGCCCCCGCCCGCACCGCCGCCCGTTCCTGATCCTGAAAGGAAACATGCCATGAGCTACGACCTGAATGACGCCCAGCCGCAGACGCCCCCCATCGGCGAGCTGATCCCCGACGGCACCTTCGCCAAGGTACGGCTGACCATCCGCCCCGGCGGGGTGAACGGCGCGACCCCGGTGGATGCGGGGCTCCTGAAGGCGTCGCAGTCCAGCGACGCGAAGATGCTGGACTGCGAGTTCACGGTGGTCGAGGGCCCCCACGCCCGGCGGAAGTTCTGGCAGAGCTTCACCGTCGCGGGCGGCAAGCTGGACGAGAAGGGCCAGTCCATCGGCTGGAAGATCTCGAAATCGACCTTCCGGGCGATGATCGACAGTGCACTGGGCCTCAATCCCCAGGACATGAGCGAGGCGACCAGGGCCAAGCGGGTGCTGCCCGGGCTCAAGCATCTCGACGGTCTCGTCTTCGCCGCCCGCATCATGGTGGAGCATGCCTCCAACCCGCAGTACCGCGACCAGAACCGCATCGCCAACGTCGTCCTGCCCGACGAGCCGCAGTATGCCGCGATCATGCGCGGCGAGACCCTGCCCCCGGAGCCCGTCAATGCCCTGCCGCGCAAGGCCGCGAGCGTCACGGCGCCGGGCTGGCAGGCCCCGGCACCGGCCTTGGGCGCGGCGCAACCGTCGCATGCGGCGCCGAACTGGGGCGCGACACCGCAGCCCGCGGCGGCACCGGCGCCCGCCTGGGGGTCGCAGAACGCCCCGGCCGCTCCGCCCGCACCGCAGGCCCCCGCACCCGCTGCGCCGGGCGCCCCTGCCATGCCCGCGTGGCTCAATGGCTGAGGCGCGGCGGAAACGGCGGTCGGGTGGGTCGGCGCTATCCACCACCGCCGAGGCCGGAGGGGCTGGGCCGGGAGACCGGCCCATGACCCCGGACGAATGGCAGGCGCATGTGACGCGCGCCGCCGCGCTGGAGATCGGCAAATGGCTCGAGGCCCGAGGAAGACTGCACCACCCCATCGCAAGCCTCACCCTCGGCGACCTCGAGGCCATGGCGGTGAACGCCATCTCGCGCTGGATCGCGCTGCAGTCGGAACGGCTTCACCGGCAGGACTGGCCGCAGGACGACCCGATCGCGCCGCTCTTGCTCGGGTGACGCTCTGCGCCGTCTGCGTCCGGGAGGCCCGGGGCTTTGGCTACGTCCAGCGGCTCCAGCACGACCGCTATCCCTACCACCGCTTCTGCTCGCTCCGCTGTCAGAACGTGGGCAGCGCCATCGCCCAAAGGAACAACGGCATGATCGACAAGACCGCCCGCGAGGCACAGGCCATCCGCGATGCACGGGTGCTGTTCGCCGAAGCGCTCACCGACCTCGGCCTCATGGAACCCTTCTTCAACCGGACCGCCGCCGACATCGACCGCCTGATCGAAGCGGCGGTCACCGGCTACATCGACAGCATGCAGGATCAGGCCGCGCGCAAGGAGCGCACGGGCACGGTTCTGGATGACCCTCTGCCTTTCTAGTCGGAGGGAGAAATGACCAACGGTGAAATCTGGAGAACCGTTCCGAGCGTCCCCGACGTGCTGGTGAGCAGCGAGGGGCGCGTGATGCTCGCGCCCTATCGCGGTCCGATGCCCAAGGGCGGCGAACGATCCTACGGGGGCACCCCGACCTTCGGCGTGTGGAACAAGCAGGATGCCCGCTTCGTTATCGTCGTGCGCGGAACAACCTACAAGGTCGCGAGGCTGGTCGCGGAGGCATTCCACGGATCCGCGTCATTCGACCGCGCCGTCGTCATGCATCTCGACGAGAACGCCGCGAACAATCGCGCCGACAACCTCGCGTGGGGGACGCAGCGCGAAAACCTGAACGCCCCCGGTTTCCTCGAATACTGCCGCGGGAGAACCGGAGATCGTCATCCGGTCGCCGCGGGCAAGCGTCGGAGGGCACGGTCATGATCGACCTGAACGACGACACCGCGTCCTGCAGCTGGAAGCACCTGCTCGAGGCGGCCACCGAGAACGCCGTCACCGATTTCGAGATCGAGTTCTGCGAGAGCCTCCGCGAGAAGCTCGCGCGGTTCGGCGAGAGCGCCCGGCTGACGGACGCGCAGTTCCACAAGCTGACCTGCATCGCGCAGGCCGGCGGGTTCTGGGAGCGCTACCAATGATCGACCTGAACCATGGCTCGGGCTTTCTCTATGGCGCCGACGCGCCGCGCCCGCCCATCGCGGAAGCGGTGTCCGCCGCCATCGACACGGCGCTGTCCGCGCGCAACCGCGCAGAGCGTCCGCGCACCTATGTCAGCTCTTCGGGTCTCGGCCGCGACTGCCTGCGCCAGGTCCAGTACGACTTCCTCGCAGTGCCGAAGGACGAGGGCCAGGAGTTCGCGCCGCGCATCCTGCGGATCTTCGAGGCTGGCCATCGCGCCGAGGACATTGTCGCGGGCTGGTTCCGGATCGCCGGGTTCGACCTGCGCACCGAACGCCCAGATGGTCGCCAGTTCGGCTTCGAGGCCATGGCGGGCCGGTTCAAGGGCCATATCGATGGCTGCTTCGTCTCGGGCCCGGTCGCGATGGACTATCCCGCCCTCTGGGAGAACAAGGCGCTCGGGGCCTCCAGCTGGAAGGATGTGGTCAAGCGCGGCGTCAGCATCGCGCGGCCTGTCTACGCTGCCCAGATCGCCCTTTATCAGGCTTACATGGACCTGCCCGCCCCGGCGCTGTTCACTGCGCTGAACCGCGACACGATGGAATTGCATGCGGAACTCGTCCCGTTCGATGCCCGCCTTGCGCAGGAGATGTCGGATCGGGCCGTCACGGTCGTCCAGGCCTCCGCGTCGGGCGAATGGTTGCCCCGGATGGCGACCGAGCCTACGGCGGTCGTCTGCCGGGGCGGCATGGCCGGCGGCAAGTGGCACGCGCCCTGCGCATGGGCGGAGCGGTGCTGGAGGGGCGGCGGTGTCTGACTTCGTACCCTCGGCCGCGCAGGCCGCTGCCATCGCCGAAGTCCGCGACTGGTTCGAGAACCGCACCGAGGATCAGCAGGTGTTCCGGCTCTTCGGCTATGCCGGGTCGGGCAAGAGCACGGTCCTGAAGTTCGCCCTCGACGATCTTGGACTCTCACCCCATCGCAGCGCCAAGGACGGCCGTTGCGTGCCGGGCGTCGTCGCCGCGACGTTCACCGGCAAGGCCGCACTGGTCCTGAGCCGCAAGGGCACGCCCGCGCGCACCATCCATAGCCTGATCTATTCGGTGATCGAGTCGACCGAGCAGGAAATCGCAGCCGCTGCCGCAAAGGTACAGGAGGCCGAGACCGCCGCGCGCAGGCTGACCGGTTTCGACAGGACCGCGGCCGAGGCGGGGATCGAGGCTATGCGCCAGGCGCTGTCCGCGATGAAGCATCCCCGCTTCGCCCTGAACCCGCAAAGCGATGCCGCGGATGCGCGGCTCATCGTGCTGGACGAAGTGTCGATGGTGGGCGAGGATATGGCCCGCGACCTGATGAGTTTCGGCAAGCCGATCCTCGTGCTGGGCGATCCCGGACAGTTGCCGCCCATCAAGGGCGAAGGGGCCTTCACACGGGACGCCCCCGACGTGATGCTGACCGAGATCCACCGCCAGGCGGCCGAGAGCGCCATCATCCGTCTCGCCACCATGGCGCGGATGGGGGAACCCATCGGGTTCGGGATTTACGACGCCCATGTCGCCAAGCTACGCAAGGGCGACATCACGCCGGATCAGGCGCTGCGCGGTGGGCAACTGATCTGCGGCCTGAACGCGACGCGCTTCCAGCTGAACAACGCGATGCGCGCGGCGGCCGGGCTCGGCGGGACATATCTTCCCACCGGCGGGGCGGAAAAGATCATCTGCCTGAAGAACGACAACTCGCTCGGTCTGATCAACGGCATGTTCCTGACCCTCGAGGATATCGTCGACGAGGGCAGCCTCTACTTCTCTGCCGTGGTGCATGACGAAGACGGACGACGTGTCACGCCGTTCGACAGCGACGGCCGTCCGGGCCGGTTGCGCATCTACAAGGGGCATTTCGAGGATCACGTCGCCTACGATGCCAAGCGTCATGACCGCGACTGGCGGGAAAAGCGCAAGCTGACCGAGGCGACCTTCGGCTGGGCGATCACTGCCCACAAGGCGCAAGGATCGCAGTGGGAGAACGTGATCGTCTGGGACGACGGGCTGGGCCGCAGCGATATCGACCGCCGCCGCTGGCTATACACCGCCATCACCCGCGCCGAGCGCGGCCTCGTTCTTCTGGCGTGAGGGGACGGGATGATCGATCTCAACGATGTCGCCACGCCGAAGGCACGCCACGATCTGGCGGCCGTGAAGGACCGGCTT